AAGCTGTATTTCAGGCTGCGACCGCTGCCAGATCCAACCCGGACCCACCGACCATTGACTAAATCAAGCTCTCCGTATGGATCATGGACTAACCAACCGCGATCATCAAACCCGCGCACAACGATGTAATGGCCGCCCCCTCCAACCGCGCCAATGGGCCCATGGTGCAGGATCCCGATAGCTGCGGGGAACCCGCGCAGGAGGCTTGCTTTGAGATCATCAACGCCGAGAGTTTGGCTGAATTTGCCCGGTGCTTTGATCTTGGCCAGCGCCTGGCGGTGTGTCGCCTGGCTTGTGGTGTCGCCGCAGGTGTTGACCACCCTGAGGTAATCAGTGTCGTCACGAATGCCCGGTACCTTCAGGTATGCCAGGCACATTGCAATGGAACTGGTCTGGCATTGACGCCATCCCCGTGGGCCGTCCTGGGGGTCCAGCTGGCTGAAATAGGGGACATCTAAAAGAACATTCATCGGACTTACTAGCCTGACCCCATCAGGCTAGAGACATCCGAATTGGCCAGCTTCACCCCCTCAAATGCCTTCCTAGCAGCGCTCGATAATGGCGCCGTCAACCTGGCAACGGGCACGTTCTACGCGCAGCTGGTGACCAGTGCGTACACATTTGACCGAGACCTGCATGACACCATGGCCAGCGTTACCGGGGAGATCACGCCGGTAACGGGTTACGCGGCAGGCGGCCAGGCGGTCACCGTGGCCATAACCCAAAACACCACAACCCATATCAGCACGGTCACGTTTCAGCCGGTGACATGGACCTCAACCCTGTCCGGTGTGCGGGGCGTTGTGTTCTACGCCCGCCCCAGTGGTGTCGCGTCGGCTCAGTTAGTAATTGGGTACAACGATTTTGGCGGCAATCAGGCCAGCGTTGCGGGAGTTTTTAGGGTTGCCGGTGCCGCGTTTACATGCACCAAAACCGGCAGCGGTTCGGGTCTCATACCGGATTCCGCCGTTGACAAAATTCTTCGGCGTCAGATCACGCCGGATACAGATACTGTTTACGCAATGGTGTTAACCAGCAGTTACACCTTTAGCGTTGCCCACGCCTGGCGGTCCGACGTGACTGGCAGCGAGGTATCCGGTACCGGCTACGTCGCGGGAGGCGTACAAGTTTCCGTAACCGTCAGCCGGGATGACGCAACAGATTCAACCCTAACCCAGTTCGAGGGGGTCATCCTGCCTGCCTGCACAATCAGCGGTCGATATGTGGCCTACTACAAACGCCTAGGGGGAGCAGGCAGCGCCGACCCTCTGCTGATGGTAGTTGACTGGGGGATCTCCTACGCCTCGACCGCAGCCGTGTTCCCGATCGGCAGCAACGCCTACGGTCGCGCAGCGGTGATCGGCTGATGGCATTCCCCACCACGATCACCCCCCTGGCGAGGCCCCACGGGATCGGCGCCCCCTCCATTGAGGAGGCCCAGGCACATCGGTTTCGGACGGGCTCAGCCCTCACCGGTCAAACGGTCAGCCTCACATTTGAGCCGCTGACACAGGCCCAGGTCGGCGACCTGATGGCCCATTGGTCAGGCGCACGCCTAGAGGGGGTGTTCGCCCTGCCGCCCTCTACCGTCTGGGTCGGCCGGTCGTCACCTCCTGCCGTGACCCTCTGGCGGTTTACCAGTATCCCGACATTCCGCCGCCTGCCTGGGGGTTACTACGACGTGACGGGCATGGATCTGGCAGCGATGGCCTAGGTCGTAGGTGGTAAGGAGTAGTAGGGGTGGCCGCTGCTCAGTGGCACCGCTACGCCCCGTTGGCGCCAATAAACATCCGCCAGGTAGCCCTCGTACCGCTCCCGATCGGCACCGCTGATCGCTCGATATTCGGCCAGCCAGGCCGCAACCGAAACGCTGGCAAACCCATAGCCGCCGTTATGGGCTCCTAACCACGCTACGGCTGACGATATTGCAAATAGCACCGAGTCACCCGTCCATGTTGTCACCACCCCATCTCGCGCAATGGTTACCCCTGTTCCATTCTGTACAAATGACCAGATATGGAAGGATCCACCAATGTCACAGTTAAGGCCAGTCGCTGGATTATTGCCCAGCGAATTCCCCATCATATAGAAAGATTGTCGATCACCAGAGTTTCCAGAGTTTCGCTCTACTGCCCGGAGATCGGTAGGGAGTACGCCAATCCCTGCCACAAGGTCATCCCCTACGGCAGGAGAGTTATAGCGCATCACTAAGAAGAATGAGCAATTTATAACGCCACTAGCCCCGGCAGCACTGCAAACCATCGCATCATTGCTGCCATCAAACGTCAACGCCGGGAGGCCATTGAGGGCCGAGCTGGTAACCGCTGGCTGCTGTGTGCTTGTCGCTTGTACCAAGGCGCGACCGTTGGATTGATCGACCCATGATGCGCCGCTGGTCGGATTTTTATACCACAGATCTAGCGATGTGGGCACCCATACAGGGTTAGCCGTTGCCGGTGCCGTTGTGATATTCAACGCCACCGCAACCGATGAAGTTGGATTCAATGCCAACGCCGGGGTTGTGGTGATGTTGAGCCTGGCGGTGAACGATGGTGGGACGGCTTGCCGTAGACGGATTGCCCTGAACGTACAGGCAACTGAATAGAACTCAGACCCGGCCACCGCCCGCACGTCCGAGACCTGGGGCTGCGCGTCATAAATCCAGGCAAACCCCGCGGGGGTGTCACCTGCCGGGACTGTGGTAGTTGAGAACGGAAACGAGGCTCCAGCCTGGCCCGCGCAATGGGTGCGGATGCTGTTGGCCTGGGTTTCGGTCAAGCCCTCAAACGCCATCGCGAGCGTGCCACCAACGGCGACCAGATCGGCCAGTGTGGTGATGCTGCCGCCGGCCAGCGTGGCGATCACCTCCGGGGCGGCGGCGCCAGGGGTTAGATTAGAGGTGCTGGGAGTGAGAACGGGGAAGGTGGTCATCACAACAAACCGTTGCCAATACTGTCCGATTTAATCGGAGCGGTATTTACATTGTCGGGGTCTCGATACCAAAGGGAGGCACCTTGAAACTCCATCCCAGTGCCACCCGAGCCAAGGCTTTGAGTTTGATAATAAGTTGTGGTGTTATTGGTTGTATCAACTTTAGCAACATTTAGGACCAAGCCAGACCCAAATCCCGAGGTGCTAGCAATATGGCAATAGCCAGCCCCAGTCTGGAAGGTAACTCCAACGGATTCGTCGTAGGTTAGTGAAGATCCGTCAATACCGCTTTTCCATTCCATAATTACATACCACTGAGAGCGAGTGGCAGGCATGGCTAGGTCTCCAACTGTTGGCCCTGGTGTGGCCTCATTAGCACAAACAACTTTGCACACACGCCTAAGGTATGCAGGCAAAACGTATGCCGTATTGGTGGAGCCCCACGCCGTTTCGATGCGGCATTCAATGGCGCATCCTGCCGGTAGCCCTGGCCACACCTCAGGTCCATACGGTTGCAATGCAACGGTTGTGGCATTACTAGGTGGGAATGAGCTACCACCACCACCACCACCACCACCACCGTCGGCCCCCGCCTGTGGTGGGTTTGGCTCCGCAGTGTATTCGTTATTATTAGGAAACCGTCCAAATTTATTGTAGAAATAAACCTCTTCTTTGGTGCGACTTAGGGCATCCTCGGCCGGGATTGATGTATCAGTGGCGCGGCTGGGATCCTCATCGCAGGAGGGGCCCGTGTCGCCGGTGATGAACTGATCCCCGGCGGCTGTGGCATTGGCCACGTCACGGGCGACCAGCGAACGGCCCTGGGAGTCAACCGGAAAATGCTCCAGGTCCAGGATCAGCCTGCCCTCACGGCCCGCAGCCATGGAGGTGACGGTGTACCACTCACGCACCGGATCGTTGACGCCGTCCAGATCCTCGCGACTCAACTGCAGGGCGATCAGGTCGCCCTCGCCTAAGCGGCTGTCATACGCCCCAGGAACCACCGTGATTCGGGCCGTATGAGTGCTCCATCGGCGTTTGGCCTGCTCAAACATGCCAGCCCTGACAGCATGGATTTCTGAGGTGCAGAACTGCGTTAGGTTGTGCTCCTCGATTGGCGCACAACCCGGAGTGTCGTCGTAGTAGACGGGAGTTGAGCGGGTGATCCCAGAGAGCCCGTCGTCGCCCTGCTGCCGCCAGGCCATCTCCGCCCTGAATGGACGGCGGCTTTCGGCATCGCGGAACGCCAGGCTGTAGCTGCCAGGCTCGATGGCGTTGTTGTCAAACACCCAGTCAGGCGTCAACGCGCCGACATCGATGGCCCCGGTTGATGTGACGGGAAGCAGCGGCCGGAGGCCATAGCGGCCACCCACCTTGGTTTCCCTGACCAGGAAGTAGCGGCCTACCGTATTGATCCAATCCGACAGGCTGGTTGGGTCGGAGAGCACCCCATTCCAGAACAGCCCGTTGACATCCATGAACCAGGCAGCGGCCAACAGCGAGGCCTGGTTGATCTGCTGCTCTGGGGTTCGGCCATTACGGGTCAGCAGCCACAGGTACAGGTCGGCGAGATTGTTGGAGCTGCCGTAGGTGTTGTCCAGCAGGCGGGTGGTTTGAGCACCATTGCGCACAAACAAATGAACCGAACGCCTCCAAAACCCTTGATCAGGCAGGCCATAATTGTTTGCGGTAAATCCGTTAAAATATGTAACCCTAAAACTAAACGTTGTCAAGCCTTCATAAGTTCCTGCAGTGCCACAAAATGTAGGTGCTGGCACTGCATTGTTAATAAGTTGGGACCCATTGTAAACGGGTGTTAGAAAGTTTCCATTACTCCATGTTCCTGCTCTTTTACTGTAAGACTGACTGAATTGACCGACCCTGCAACGGCCATGAAACACATCACGTACCTGGATGCCACCAAGTCGGCCATCAGAAACGACCAGGTGATAGCCAACGGCAACGGCATCACCAATCGGGGTGCTTGATATGGATGGGGTTGAAAACCTGCACTCGGTCGCTTTGGGATTGACCAGAGCACCACCTACATTGCCGACCCGACGAGCCCAGACAATCGGCAGACGTTCAAATGGCAGCATTGCCACCTGATTGGAGTTAAGCGGGGACTGGATTTTGATCCCATTGGTGACGCCAGCAACGGCCATGGTGCCGCCTAGAGCGGCTTTTGTTGGAGCCTTAACAAGGGGAGCCTTCCACTTTTCCTTGTATTCCTGAATGCCGCTGAGGGTTAGCATTATTAGAACTCCAACCTACAAGGGGTTCCGATCAGTTCAGTCGTCGCCATCCGTGGCGGGATTGTGGCGACCACCGGGGGCGGTGAGCATTCGGCGCTGATTGAAAGCGTAGAGAGGGTGGCTGATCCGCCCCGCACGGCACCCAGGAATGCGCCATACAGGCGCATGGAATTGGTCAGTTTGTAATGCCTCACGTCAACAAGCCATTGCTCCTGCAGGGCCTGGAGCACCAGGTTCCGCACGGTTGGCGTGTTGGGGAAAGTGATGGAGACCTGACCGCTGACAAGGCCCTCGACGATGTTGGGACATTCAAACTCCTGGTAGTACCAGGCCTGGGCGCCATCGCCGTCTGAGGCGTCCCAGGAGGTGAACGGCTCATCAGGTAGGAGGCGTTGCATCCTCGCCCGTGCATTGCCGCCGGCATCCAACCATTTGAGGGTTTGGGTCCAGTAGTGCGGGCCGGTGTTACTCATCGAACCAACCCCAGGGCGCGTCGGCCGTCGTAGCTGGTCAGGCCGCGCCAGATCTGATCGGCGGCATCACTCACCATGGCCTGAGCATCGGCCATCGATACCCACTGGCTGCCGTCTGGCTGCTGCATGATCGGGCCTGTGGAGATGTTGACGACCGGGGCGGCCTGGCCACCCCTGGCGCCACCCTGCAAACCCAGTCCGGCGTTACCCATCTGCGCACCGATGAATTGCGAAACCTTGGATTGGGGTACGATGTATTCAGACTCACCACCCTCGCCGATCATGGCCAGCGTGGGGCGATCTATCCGGCCGCCTTCAGCAAACTGAGGAACATTAACGTACTCAATCAGCGCCACTCGTGGCAGTCGGGTGACATTGACCACGGCGTTGTAGGCCGAGAGTAGCCGGTTTGCCTGATCAATCAGGGCGTTAATCGCCTGGCCAGCCAACCGGATCGCGCCATTGATTGCGCCCTTGATGCTGTTGATAATTGCATTCCAGGTATCGGTGACGGGCTTAACTAGGCCCTCAAGGTAGCGGCCCATGGCGTCAATTGCCGTATTCCATGACATGCCGATCAGGGCGATAAACCCGGTTTTGGGGTCGGCGATTGTGGCCCAGATATTCTGAAACGTCTTGCCGATTTGATCGTGAAACGCAAAGATCGCAACACCGGCGGCGACTAAGGCAACGCCGATTAGGACTGGGGCGGTGACGAATCCGCCAACGAGAGTAGCCAGTCCGGCTGTAACAGACGCGATGCCACCAGCCCAGCCGGTCAGGGTGGCGCCTAGTCCGATTCCCATCAGGCTGGTAAGGCTCCCAGATACCACAAGAATCAAAGGAGCTAGGGCGACCATAGCCACTCCCAACGCAATGGCAAGGCCGATCACCGTTTGCAGCCATCCCGGTAACTTGGTCATGGCGTCAGTGAGTGCCAGGACCGCAGAAGCCACGGCATCAAGCGCAGGGATTAGGGCAATTGTAAGGCTGGTTGCCATGCCCCCAATCTTGCCCTGTATCATTACTAACTTTTTGTTATACTCATCGGCTTTTTCAGCAAAGGCGGTTGTCATTTTGCTGCCCATTTTTTCGATTGCATCACCGCCCATGTTGAGCAGTGGAATCAATTCGTAGCCAGATTTGCCAAATAGCTGCATTGACAGATTTGTTTTATCAATGCCATCAGGCATTTCCTTAAACTTATTTGCAACTTCTAACGTTACTGCATCTACTGATTTCAGTGCGCCGCTTGCATCCCTAGCCGATATTTCAAGTTTGGTAAGTGCGCTATCCGCTTTTCCCTCAAACATAGCTTTTGAAAGTTTAGCCATGCTTTTGGCCACAAAATCAATATCGGTTCCTTCCATTGCAGCAGCCTTGCTAAACTTTGCCAAAGATTCAACCGATACACCCGTGCGCTGACTTAAATTGTTCATTGCGTCGGCAGCCTCTAGCGACTTCATCGCTAGCGCCGTAATCCCCCCGATCGTTACCGCCGGGGCCAGCGCACCTAACGCCCCGCCCAAAGGCCCGGCTGACCTTAAAAGTCCTGCTGCCGCAGTGCTGGCCTGATTGATGTTGCCGGTGAGTTTTGAAACCGCGTCCGACCCCGTGACACTTGCGACAATCCTTAGGATTGCGTCCATGTTCACCGCCATCTATCTTACCTCCGAGACGCTCATCATGCGCATGAATTCAAGCTCAATCACCCGTAGGTCATCCATCACCTCAGCCAGTCGCTTACGGCCCCAGTAGAGGCTTCCTAACGCCACGACAGCGGCATAATCCAAGCCATCGCGGCGACCATCAAGATCGCGGCGCCATTGGGTAAATACCCTCTCCCATAGCTCAAATGCCGGCAGGTTTTCTGGCCAGATTAGGCAGACGGGCTCCACCTCCTGAGGGCGCGTCTGGGGCACGTAGGCAAACCCCAGAGCATCGGCCTCAGACATCAACCGGGCGTCCTCCTCGGCCTGAGTTTCGACAGGGCCAGACACGCTCATTTGGCGATGCCACTCCCTCGCGATTTCGACGAGGTTTGCTTTTTTGCGCCGCCCTCAAATGCCAGTTTCATCCAGGCCGTAGTAATGGCCGTGGCCATGCCTTGAAACTCGCAAACTCTGCGCTTGGTATCGTAGTCATAGTCCATCGGCTCACCACCGAACAGGAGGTCCTCACCCCAACCTCCTAACACCCGGTCGGCGATGTGGACATCGTCAAGGGTTGGCAATCCTTTGGCTGAATCGGGCAGCGTGCGGCCATCGTCAATCGCCTGGAGGACCGCTGTTCGGTGCCTGATGGCCTCGACCAGCTCATTGATTTCTGTCTGTTCCAGACGGTTGAAGTGCGCAGTAAACGTCACTTCCTGTTTGGCACCTTCCCGGTCAATAATAACAAGCTGCACCTGGCCCGGAAACGTATCGTCTGCGCTGGGAAGATTAAACATGGGTCAGGGGTGTGCGGTTGGAGTTAAGAACTTGAAGGGATCAAGTAAAAGCAAACGAGACTTCATCTGATAGGCCTGCAGTATGCAATGCAACAAACGGAATTTTGAGGCCAGCAGTACCGCGCAAATCTACAGGCTCGGGGGCGCCAAAATTGGCGGTTGGGATTGACACTCCCAGGCGGTTACCTGCAGGGCCATGGCTAAAGCTGATAGCGCCTGTAGTCCCGGCCAGGGCCAGAGCGTAAAAGTCTTTTGTGGATAGCAAATCAGGCCGTTCAATGGTGATCGAACCTTCAACCATTCGGTTTTGGATTCGCACCTGGGGGGTGCAGCCCATGTGTTCAAAAAATTGGATGTCGTTATTCAAAGACAAGCTAAATTCAGCCATACATGCGCTAAAACCAGCAATAAATACAGAGGTGGTATTTGTAAAGTTAGCCGCAACTGGCGCGGCTTGGTTCGTATAGGTCGGAGTTGGGAATGCAACATCTGTCGGAGGAACATAAATGCCATTCATGGTGCAATCAAACTGGGGGATCTCGCTAGCCTTAAAGGTAAGATCAAACGTGCCACGAGCGCCGACGCCTTCGTGTTTATTGCCGTCCCAATTGTGGTAGCAGGTAACTGCATCGGTGGCCGGAGTGACTGGGGCGTAGGTCACAGAGGTAGACGCCACAATTGTTTCAGACAACCCGCACGCACGCAGCAGGGAACCATACTTAGGTGCGGTCCCGGCAGTTCCAGATCCTGCAACTTCAACGCCAAACTGCAGGCTCATTTTCCGCTCGGTCATTACTCGCGCACGGACACGGCCGAATGCCGGGTCTAGAATCTCGCGCTCAAGTGCCTTTGCGTCGAGGGGCGTCAGCTTCGGGTCAAGGACCAGGATCGCCTCCGCTCCCGTTGGGGACGACGACGTTGCGTACGTCGATTCCGGTTTGATCATCAACAGTTTGCGCCTGGTTAATGCCATCGGTCGTTACGGGGTCAGCGGGTTGGGTTGCGTGATGGAGTATCAATTCCCCGTCAATGACGAGGTATGAACCGGCAGACTGGGGAGCAATCATGGGAGCTGGCGGGTAAGGTCCGTCAAGCTGGTTCGATAAGTAACAGTGTAGGTACTTCTGACTGCGCCGAGATCGCCCGCCTCAGGGTCCCAGTTCCGGCCGGATGGGTAGACGCTGATGACCAGGGCCCGCAGAGCTGTAGACGCCATAATCCGGTTGTGTAGGTCAACGCGGATCGGGTCACTGATAGTGCTGAGCGGGGCGCCATTGATGTAGAGGTCAGCGGTAATCGTAAGGGTGGTGGTGAGGGTTTCGGTGGTCGTGGAGATGTCGTCGGTTTCGCTGGCCGGCTCAATGATCAGCACGCCTTGAGTGGTTGGGATTTCGCCACGGCCCACTGCCTGCTCCCGATCCCGGTAGATCCTGGAGCCCAGGCCAACGGTTCCGGCTGCCGCAGTTGCAAACGCCGCCAGGATCTGCTCACACCTGCTGGCGGTCATGGCGTCCTCTCCTGCAGCGCCACCCCTAGGGCGGTGGTGGCGGCCCCGCTGAGAGCCGCCATAGCCTCAGACCGTGGGCCCCGGCAGGCGGTACCACCGTGCCCACGCAGGCACGCGGCCCAGTCAGCAACACCAACACCCCCGCCGGCCAGCAGGCAGAGGCCAGCAAACAGCAGGCAGGGGCCTAGGAAACGGTTCATAGGTTCCCCTGCTTCAGCCGTCCGTCATGCTCATCGGCTGTTTTTTCAAGATGCATAAACCGCTTTTCAGAATGCTCCATCCATAAAGCAATCCTTGCCTCAAAGCTACCCAATCC